TCTGCGTATAAGTACGAAGGGTGGCCTGTTGATCTTCCAAAAGTGTTAGGTTGAAAATACTCAGTAGTTGAGTATGTCCCACCTGTCATACTACCTGTGTGGTATAATTCACCGTTAAGATACCAACGTACAGGTCTTCCACTTTCATCGTTAGCAAATACAATAGTCATGTGGTGCCATGTATCATTAGATATAGAGGGACTACCACCACCAAAGCTATACCCATTCTGTAGTACTGCTTCAGTTCTGAAGTATGTATTACGCCACTCTAAGTGATTAATTGTTCCAGCACCCACAAACAAACCGTGTCCATATGGTTGATTTTGTTCGTAGAAAGACCACCACTGATATGTTACACCCGATGTCTTTGAGGAAGGGTTAGTTGTGGTAGCATTAGTGTTTAAAGTTATATAATCTCCTGCTGGGCTAAAATCCCTTTCACCAGAACCATCAAACTCTAACCAACCACCAGCATTGTATGCTGGACCCCACATTGTTGAGTCATACTGATTAGTTACATCATACAAAGTTGTACCTGATCCAGCATATGACTTTTCATTCTTTAAGTCATACAACAATGTAATGCTGTCGTTAGGAGCTAACTTTGGCCCTGCTGCACATCCCATCACACACCAAACCTTCCACGTAACGCATTGTAGTTTTTGGCTACCTCTGCTGCACTAAGTGCTTTGTTTTTGTATATCCTTAATACTGGCACTGTACCGTCTAAGTTATTTCTTGTTGAGGGTGCAGAGTTTCTATCTTGTCCGATATATTGAGGGCCACGACCTGTTAATGTAAAGTTAGCAGTATTGGTGTTAGAAGCATCTAGTTCACCATTTATGTATATTCTCATACCAGCACTTTGGTCAAACACATGAACTGCATGATGCCAAGTTCCTGTAGATAATTGCGTAGGTGCAGTTAGGAAGTTTGTAACCCAAGGGCTGGAACTTTTTTGATGCCCTGCATAAATTTGGTTGTTAGTGCTTACTAAAAATCTATACCAACCGTACTGATAATCACCTATAATGCCTTGTGTTGTCCCGCCTGTATCAAACTTAAACCATGCCTCTACAGAATAACTTCCATTTAAATTTTGGCTTGGTATGCTTATTCCTCTGTCAGTGTTGTTTGTACCATCAAAAGAAAAAGTGTTATCACTATTATAATCTGTTAGAGACAACATCGTAATAGTCTGACCACCTACCCAATCTGTTAATGCCTGTGTTGTTGATCTACTTGTAGGTGTAAAAGGTGTAGCAAAAGATAACGCCTCTACTTGTGGCTTGTATATTTTTAAATGTGTACCCGCAGGTGCGTAACCAAAAGCCATCTCAAAACGTGCATCTGTGTATGTTGCACTCATTGCAGAAGATGTACTTGTAACTACATAATTCCAACCTACCTCAAGCTCATGTGCTGTCATTGATATGTACTGTGTCCAAGGCGAACCATTCTTGATCATGCCAAGCCTTAACTGAAAGGCTCTATCCGTCCACACCCAAGCAGAGATGCTATAATATGATCCTGAGTTAATAGTGACACTGCCAGTGTACAACTGTCCGTTATAGTAACCACTTTGTGATGATGTAGTAATATACACATCGGCGTAGTAATAGCCGTTTACTTCATCTTCAAGAACATTAGATTTAGTAAAATATTGATTACCAGAACTGTAATACCAATACATCGTTGACGCAGGTGTTTCTGGATTGTACCCATCAATTAAATTAGTAGTAGGTGCACCCTTCCATGACTGACTACTGCCATTGTCATAAGCTAACACAAGCCCGTCTGTAACTATGCCTGATCCATGTGCTAGTGCCATTATACACCAAACCTTGTTCTAGTGTTTTGGTACACATTGTATATCTCAGCAGCCGTAAGTGCCTTTTCGTAGTACATAAATAAATTAGTGCTGCCACCAAAGTTTCCGTAAGTTTCAGTCCACGCACCCCATATAGGCGTACCGTTGCCATCAGGTGTATCATAAGATGTATTGCTTGACCCTGTTACTTTAAATGCGCCATCTATATAAAAATCTGTTTTGTGGTAATAATCTGGGCCATAATCTACAGCCGCCCAACAATGCCAATTATTATCTGTTGCTCCATAGCTGCTACCCGCTGAGTAACTATTTGTACTACCTGCATCAGAATACCGTAAAACACCATTATAGGTACTTGTGCCACCAGGTACTAAATAAAAACCTGTTCTGCCCGAAAAACCACCACCATATATATTTTCTGATCTTTGGGTAGCTGTTCCGTAAGCAAGTTTATACCAACAAATAAAAGTAAATTCATCAACTCTTGGTATAACTGATCCAACCCAACTCGGTTCGCCACCCACTTTAGCATTTTGTGAGTAGATATAATTGCCATTATCTTGTGTAAAAGACATAGCGCCTAACCCACTTGAAGTAGTATCATTTGGTGAAAAGGTATAACTGCTGTCTACTAAGTTAGTAAGTGTAGTAGAAGATGTAATTGCTGCACTGGCATCTACACACTTTGGATTATTAACATCAAAGTAAAACTTTAGATTCTCCGTAGGTACACTTACACCGTAGTTTTGACCCATAGCTAGTCACCATCGTACTCATCAAAGAAAGCCTCTGCTAACTCACTGTTCTCAAAGGTCCACTCTATTGCAATGTTGTCACCTTCTTCTTTGAACACCCTGTATTGCGTTACAGTGTTACCTTCACTGTCAACAATCTGTTCTTCAACTATCTGCAACATATTCAACATCCCATGCGTCTACATCTTTACGTGTAGCTTGTACGAAGTAGAAACAGTCTACCTCTGTGTCACAACCTACCGTAACTTTATTATCTGCTATACTCTCAACCCACAGATCAGCCTTACCACCCATAGCTGTTAGCTGTACTGTGATGCTGTCCTCATGTACTAAGCCTGTCCAGTAATCTGGTAGCTCAATAACTGTTTCACCTGTAAGTCTACCACGGACATATACACCATCTTCTGGCCCCTCTAGTGAGCCGTAACGTAGCTTCATGCCCTCTTTGGTAGGGTGGTCTATTACAAATGATTTGGTAGTAGCTGTTAATGCGCCAGTTACGTTTACACCAGTGCTGGTTGTTTGGAGTTTGGACGAACCGTTATAAAAAATTTGTGCTGCGGAGTTAAAGTCGTATATGAAACCCCATTCATTATTTACGTCATCGTACAAACCCATTCTAGAGGCATTGTCGTGCATAAACACTGCACGACCACCGATGCTGTATCCTTCGTGGCTACCATGCGCACCACCATCAATTTGGATAGAACCATAGTTGCCAGAAACAGGTTGGAAGTAGCCGTTGCCACTATCGCCTAGACGTACACCTGTGGTGTTGACTGTGATCTCACTAGAACCGCCTGTGGCAAGGGTAATAGTGTCAGTACCAAAGTTTATGTAAGTGTCGGTGTCGCCTTGATGATATATGTAATCTTGGACATATGCTGATGAAATGTTGTCTATGTATCCACCTTGCATACGAAGGTTAGCAGTAGTTCCTCCACCACCTACGTAAAGATCAGTAGAAGTTTGACCATTACCATATTGAAGGTATAAAGGAGCGCCATATTTGTGAATTGTAGCAGTACCACCACTTCCAAACCCATTGCCAATTCTAATTGGGTTTGCTGACCCACCACCAGATTGAACTTGGATACTTTCAGTAAATGTAATGTCACCAGACGCACTATCGTCAGCATCACTGCGCAAGAACTGTGAACTTGTTAAGCCTACAATGTCAGCTACAGTGCGAGAAGTAGTGCCATCAGATAAACTGCCAGAGAGGTAGAGGTCTTTGAAGCGAACTCCGCTTCTGCCAAGGCCAATCAAATTATCTGTAATCAGGCCAGTGCTTGGATCGGCTGGATCAATAGTCCGACTAGATGTACGGAACATTACCCCTGTATCGCCTGTGCCAACAGTAATTCTATCGCCGTAAGATGACCTAATAGTCCCCACCGTGGTGTTGTCTTTGCGGAACAATAAAATGTCGCCATCAGATGTTAGACGGTTTAATAGAAGGGCTGCATTGGCGTCAGCGGTATGGGTGCTAAATCCAGACGATCTAAAAGATGAGCCTACTGTTGTAGTATAGTCTCCTGTGGAGGTTTGGTTAACAAACAGGTTGCCTGACGCATCTATCCTAGCCTTCTCTGATGCAGCCGTATTAACCGCACCAGTTTCAAAAGTTAAAGCTCCTGATCCAGACCTATTTAATCCTATTTGCGTAGTGCCAAGAGAACTATTTTCAATAGCTATTGCTGAACCATTCCAATATTGATTATGCCTGATAAATGATTGCGAACCATTATCTCCAATATTGGTATTTATAACAGTTAAATTTTCTCTAGGACTTGAGGTGCCAATCCCGACATTACCGCTGCTGTCGATGCGCATGCGTTCTGAGCCGTTTGCATCAAAAACAATGCGTCCACCATACCCAGAATAACCAGATGTTAAGGCAAGTTCTCCTGCATTTGCATCATACAGAATTGAACCACGTATAGTATTACTTGTTTCAAAATCTAAACCTATCGTTGAGTTGGCTGTAGAACTTCCCAATGTTAAAAGTTGGTTAGGCGAACTTGTCCCAATCCCGACCCGTCCGCTGCTGTCGATGCGCATGGCTTCTGAGTTGTTTGTGAAAAACTGAATAGGGCCAGCCTGTGCCCCATAAAAATACAAAGCATTGTCGTTGTTGTAAGTCCCAATATATCCAACCCGAGTTCCACTGTTATTTAAAAAATCAACAATAGAATAATTGCCAGCTAATGTATTTTCGACAGTAATCCAGCTTGAAGAACCAGAGCCTTTTACGTGTAGCCCTGACTGCGGGGCTGTCTCGTTAATTCCCACTAAGCCTGTAGAGGTGATGCGCATACGTTCTGAGCCAGCAGTTCTAAACTTTATACCACCACTATTAGCAACAATGTCCAAAAGGTCATCATTAACCTGATAGCCGAATTGAGATTTAGTTACACCTGAACTGTTTGTTAGTGCAATGTAAGGCCAATGGACTGACGTTTGTTGAATAGTTAAAGGGTTAGTGGGAGTAGTAGTACCAGTACCAATCCCCAACGCCATTGTACTCGCATCCCAGAAGAAATTGACATTCGTGCCTGTGTCCTCGTAAAAGCTGATGTCGCCGTTGTTGGATATTTCTAAACGACTAACAGGAGTAGTCCCTGTTCTAAATTCGTTTTTATATCCAGACATCGTAGGGCCAACACCAGACTGATTATATACAGTTGCTGTTGTATTTGTTGGATTTGCAAAATTTTGATCAAAGATAAGCCCATCAGCCGTGACAGTGCCAGTTACGTCAATACCTGTGGAGGAAGTGGCAAATTTAGCTGCGTTATCGTAGTATAAAGTAGCTGCCCCATCAGATTGAAAGTTAGCCATATATTCAAATGGATTTTTAGCTAAGATAATTCGAGAGGCACTTCCTAATAAAAAGTGTCCAGAAGACGTGTTTATAATTTCACTGTTACTACCATCATGGTAAATCTGTAAGTCATTGCCAGTACCAAACTGCGCCTTGACGTTATCACTAAAGTTTAGGTTACCTGCAGTTTTAGTGTCTACTGTATCACTACGTAGGAACTGTGAACTGTCTATACCGTCAAGTGTAACAGCATCTACGTTTGTAATGTTTGCACCATCAGCAGCAAACTCTGTACCTGTAAGGGTTAGACCTGTACCTGCAGAATAAACAGCAGTAGCTGCAACCTGAGTAAATGTAATATTAGTTGTACCAAAGGTAATTGTACCTTCGGTGTTCATTACGTATAGTTCACCTGCACCTGCTGTACCCTCAAGTACAAAGAATGCATCACCTTGACCTAGTGAGTCAGGATCAGATGGGGCATAACTGTCTGCATCTGTAGCACGAGTAAGTACCCAGTTAGTACTTGCGGAACCTACGTTGGTAACTGTGTAGATACCGTTCTCGTAACCGTTTGTTTGTTCATAGATAAGTACACGGTCATTAAGTGACAAAGCAACACCGTCAATTGTCAGTGCTGCCTGTGTACTGTTGTTAGTTAGTGTAGCTCCTACACCTGCAGTTCCATTGCTGTATGTAGCACTTAGGTTACCCTCTTGCTCAACACGTACAGGATCATGGTAGTGTAGACCTGCTGCAGCAATCGTATCTACGTACTGCTTTGTCGCAGCTTGTAAATTAGATGTGGGGTCTTGCACCAGTGTTAAGTCACCTGATGGATCAAAGAAAGCAGCTTTACCTGCAGGTTGCGTAATAAAGACTTCGGCTTGTGCTGACAGATCAATCGCACTGTTAGAGTTAGAAGAAGCAAGCACAGTAGTACGAGCCAGAGTAGTTGTACTCTCTGTCCATGTACCTACGCCTACTTCCCACTCATTAGTGCTTACTTCAAAGATAGCATAGTAAGTAGTGTCACCATCGGACAAAGCATTAGTAAATGTTTGAAAGCCCGATACAGTTCCATTGAGTACTATACTACCTGTACCAGTAGTAGTTGTGGATTGTTTTACTCTGTCTTTTACAACAAAAGCCATTAAGGTAAACCTTTATTATGCGATGCGAATAATTGCTGTAGAAGCACCTGGAGTTGGGAACTCGACTTTAAATGTACCGTTAGTAGAAGTTTTAGTTCCACCAAAGTCAATTACACAAATAGCTCTATCCCCTGCTGTTTCATTGTAGATAAGACAACCGTCTGCAGAAATAGTAGCAGAAGTCCACTCTGGATCAGTACCAAAGTCTACATAAGCAGTTGTTCCACTTGTTGTAATACTTGCGCCTGTCAGAGTCTCTGCATCTGGAGTATAGCCTGTGCCTGAAGCTTCGTCAGAGTTACCTGTCAAGTTTGAGTAGTTAGTTGTCGTAGCATCATACGTGCCTGTAGGAGAAGCTTTAATAAGTGCAATCTTAATAACATCACTATCTAAATCATGAAGACCGCCAAGTAGTTCTGCTTTAAAACTCGTACACATTGCTGTTGTTATAGCCATTTTAATATCCTTTAGATAAATACAATGGGGCCAGCACTAAGCCAGCCCCAAAGTTTTTTATGCTAGGTAATCACGAGATACCTCGTCAGCACCTTTTGTTGCTTCATTAACATCAACAACGATTGCCCATACACGAGCTGTCACTGTTGCTGCTGGAGAAGCAGTAGCTGTACCTGTTACGTCAATAGTATCTGCAGCTGCAATGACACCCTGTGTTTGAGTACCAAATGCAAAGTCACCTGCAGAACCACTGTCTACTGCTGTAGCAGCCATGAAGGTAGTTGTACCATCAGTAACTGTAACATCGTAGTCAGCTGAGTCCATTGCGTCAATTAGCTCAACACCTGCTGCTAGAACAAGAGTACCTGCTCCGACAGATGGACCTGTAACTGTACCAGTTGTAGTTGGAAGTTCAACTTCCTTTTCAACCATTACTGCTTTTGAAAGCAAAGAAGTAGATTTAGCCATAAGTTAATCCTCCTCTTATGCCAAGTTGTATTTAGCAGTTGTGATTGCTTCTGGACGAAGAATCTTTCTGCCGTATAGGTGCATACCACGAACGATGTCAGCAAAGCTGTCAGGGTCACGATATGTTTCAGTCTTGCTGATCTGCTCTGCAGTTGCTACTGCTGAGTCATGACCACCAACGATCACACCAAAGTTGCTTGACTGTGCAGAGTTATCTACAGTATCAGAACCTGTACCGATTGATGGTAGGTTTGAAGACTGATAGATTCTGAAGCCATGCAAGTTGTTGATGACTAGACCGTTGCGTAGACCGCCTGACTCACCGTAATCAGAATTTAGGAGGCGTGAATCTTCATCACGAAGGATCTCCATAAATACTGGGTCAACGACAAGCCATCTACCATTTTTATCAACTTGTTGTTGATCAAGTAGACGAGCCATACGAGCTACGATCATGTTAGGTGATACGTAACCTGTTGGCAGTGCTGTTGCACCTGGTAGACGAGCAGCTACAGGAATAGAATCCCCTGTTGAACCTGCTGTTGTCAAGTTACCAAAGTTAGGACGAGATAGTTTCATTGTAGAAAGCAATTCGTCAGAACCTGCAGTTGAAACAGCTTTAGAGCCGTTAACAGTTGTGTTAACTGTATCGGCAGCACCATGTAGTGCAGACTGTTTATAACCTGATAGGTAACCTAGAACTTCTTGGTCATGTTGATCAGCCAAGCGGTAAGCCGCACGGTTGGTCGCAAGATCCATGAAGTTTACGTGTGAGTGAGCTTCTTCGATATCGTCGATCTTGAAGGCATAATAGTTTGCCTTATCGACAACTAGAGAGAAGTCTTCATCATCAAGATCCTGTGCTGTGATCTGTGTGCCCCTTGCATAGGAACTTACTGAAATTTCAGGTTCTTTGATGA